GGAAGTGGTGCCCAAGGCACCCAGGGAGTCAGAGGCGCCCAAGGTACACAAGGTGTACAAGGCACCCAAGGACTGGGTACTCAAGGAACACAAGGTCGACTTGGTACTGGAACTCAAGGAACACAAGGAACTGCTGGACTACAAGGTATTAGTGGAGCAGCACTTGATAACACAGACGACCTTACAGAAGGCACAACAAATAAGTACTTTACAGTTGCTCGTGTCTCATATGCTCACATGCAAGGAGCGGCCAGTAGTTCCTGGGCGATTACTCATAATTTAGGCTTCAAGCCTAACGTTACAGTTATAGACTCTGCTGGTAACATTGTTGAAGGTGAAATTGCGTACACTAATTCGAACTCACTAACGGTCTCCTTCCAATCCGCTTTCTCAGGTAATGCCTACTTATCTTAAGGAGATAAACCGTGGCCCGTAAGTTTTTAACCCCAATTGATTTAGGAAAACTTGAATTACAGAATGCTCGTATTCAAAACCTTGCTACAGTCTCAGCCCCAGCATCACCAGTTGAAGGTCAGATTTACTATGACACTAACGACAAGGTTGTAAAGACCTGGAATGGTACTGCGTGGATTAACGCAAGCCAAGGTACTCAAGGAACTACTGGCGCACAGGGAACTGTAGGCGCACAAGGAACCCTTGGTACACAAGGAGCAGTAGGTTCTCAAGGCACTGTCGGTGCACAGGGAACTGTAGGAGCGCAAGGTACCGTTGGTGCACAAGGTACAGTCGGTAGCCAAGGAACTGTAGGAGCCCAAGGAGCAGCAGGTGCTCAAGGTCTAGATGGTTCTAATGGTGCACAAGGTACAGTTGGATCACAAGGTACTGTTGGTAGCCAAGGAACAGTAGGCTCACAAGGAACTGTAGGAGCGCAAGGCACAGTAGGTTCACAAGGTACTAATGGTATACAAGGTATTGACGGAAACAACGGAGCGCAAGGTACACAGGGTACTGAAGGTTCATTCGGTGGTATTACAGTTGAGTACACATACAGTAATAGCACAAGTATGTCAGACCCAGGCGACAACTATGCTCGTCTAAATAACACTACGTTAGCCTCAGCAACAATTCTTGCATTAGACATCAACCCTTCTGATGGTAACTACGATGTCTCTAACTTCTTACAAACTATTGATGACTCAACTTCTACTATCAAGGGTCACGTAAAAGTATCTAAGAAAAATGATACTTCTGTTTTTGCTCTTTACACAATCGCTAGTGTTACTGATCAAACAAACTGGTTTACTGTTGGCGTTGCTTACGTCTCTGGTAACGGAACTTTCAGCAATGGCGAAGAACTTCTATTTACCTTTGCTCGTACTGGTGATCTCGGTGCTCAAGGAGCACAGGGAACAGTAGGTGCACAAGGAACTGTTGGTACTCAAGGTACTTTAGGTTCTCAAGGCACTACAGGTGCACAAGGAACTGTAGGTTCACAAGGTACAGTTGGTTCACAGGGAACTGTCGGTGCTCAAGGCACTACTGGTGCTCAGGGAACTGTGGGATCACAAGGTACTTTTGGTTCGCAGGGTACTGTAGGAGCACAGGGTACTGAAGGTACTCAAGGAACTGTTGGATCACAAGGAGCAGTTGGTAGCCAAGGTACTGTCGGATCACAAGGTACAGTCGGTAGTCAAGGTACAACAGGTACACAGGGAACTGTCGGATCACAGGGTACTCTTGGTGCTCAAGGAGCAGTTGGTGCTCAGGGAACAGTCGGTAGCCAAGGTACTTTAGGTGCTCAAGGTACAGATGGTACTCAAGGTGTACAAGGTAAAGAAGGTAACTTCGGCGGTGTAACTGTTGAGTACGAAACTGCAGCCAGTACAACAATGGCTGATCCAGGTTCAGGAAAAATTAGATTCAATACTGCAGATACTTCAAATTCAACACACATTGCAATTGATCAAAATGATATTAACGCATTTGATATGGCTGCTTATCTACAAACTATTGATGACTCAACATCACCAATTAAGGGCCATGTAAAGATAACTGTTAAAGGAAATACTGCGGTATTTGGCCTTTGGGCAATCAACTCAATGGTTGATAACTCTGGCTGGTACAACTTAGATGTAACTCCACTTGTAGGTAGCGGAGATATTCCAGATACTAGTGATGTTCTTGTAACGTTTGCTCGTACTGGTGATGTTGGTTCTCAAGGTACAACTGGTAGCCAGGGTACAACAGGAACTCAAGGAACTGTCGGTGCCCAAGGAACCCTTGGTGCTCAAGGTACAGTTGGATCACAAGGTACTGTTGGTAGCCAAGGCACCACTGGTGCACAGGGTACAACAGGTGCCCAAGGTACTGTAGGTAGCCAAGGTACAGGCGGTACACAGGGTACAACTGGCGCACAGGGTACTGTTGGTAGCCAGGGAACTGTAGGTAGCCAAGGAACTGTCGGAGCCCAAGGTACAACTGGAGCCCAAGGAACTGTCGGTAGCCAGGGAACAGTCGGTTCTCAAGGTACAGAAGGCGCTCAAGGTACAACAGGCGCCCAAGGTACAGTTGGTTCACAGGGAACCGTTGGCTCTCAGGGAACTGTTGGTAGCCAGGGTACTGTCGGTACCCAAGGTACCGTCGGTGCTCAGGGTACTGTCGGTGCCCAAGGTACAGAGGGACACTCTGACCGCTACAAGACAACCTCTACAACCTCACGTGCAATTGCGGTAGCAAACAACGTAAGTTTTGTACTGGCTGATGCAGATCTTTCATACTCAGTAGGTCAAGACGTAGTAGTTGCTTACGATGTAAACAACAACATGTCTGCCACCGTAGTAAGTTACACAGCAGGAACTAACACACTGGTTGTAAACGTCAATGACGTTAGAGGCTCAGGAACATACGCTGTATGGTCAATCAACCTCGATGGTGCTACTGGTGTACAAGGTACAACTGGAGCGCAGGGTACTGTTGGTGCCCAAGGAACAGTAGGAGCCCAAGGTACAACTGGTACGCAAGGCACAGTAGGTAGCCAAGGTACTCTTGGTACCCAAGGAACAACAGGTGCACAAGGTACCTCTGGTCAACTTGGAACTTACGCAACAACTATTACTGGAACTTCTACAGATGGTGGAGCAACTGGAACTACACAGTTCACAGTCACACACAGCCTTGGAACTACAGACATCATGGTTACCGTATGGGATACCACTACAAAGGCCGAAGTTGTAACTGACGTCGTGTACGTAACGACTAGCACAGTCACAGTCGGATTTGCAGTTGCCCCAGTTACATCTCAGGCATACAGAGTGGTAGTCAAGGCATAACACATGAGCAGAAAAGCACTCGTCCCTATCAACGTACTGTCCAGCGGAGTAGAACCTGCTGGACGGTACGATGGTGACGTCTACTTTAACTCTCTAAGCCAAAGTTTCTTCGTATACAACGGAGTTAGTTGGATAGAATTTTTGCCAAATATTCAACCAGTAACAGAAGATGGTGGAGTCGTTGGTTCAGCACAGCCAGATGATCTGGACGGTGGAAGTGCAAGCACTACTGATTTTGAGACAACCTTCGATGGAGGAAACGCTTAATGGCAATTAGAATCCAAGTCCGACGTGGAACCGCTACTCAGTGGAGCACTGCAGATCCAGTCCTAGCCGCTGGTGAGATTGGCTTTGAAACCAATACTGGAAAATTCAAGATTGGTGTAGGTGGCGCTACCGTATGGAGCAGCCTAGATTACTTCTTAGACTCCAGTGATATTGCTAGCCTTATCTCTGGCGCTGCGTTAGATAACACAGACGATCTTCCTCAAGGTCTAACTAACCTCTATCACACAGTTCAACATACTTACAATGCGCTTACTAGTGGTACTCGTAGCAACATTACATTTGCACTAAACGGTAACGCTATTGATGTCTCTGTCCCAACGGTTCAAGGAACTACTGGTGCTCAAGGCACACAGGGAACACAGGGTGTACAAGGTACAACTGGTACTCAGGGAATTCAAGGTGTTCAAGGATTACAGGGAGTACAAGGTACAACAGGTGCTCAAGGTACTCAAGGTACTGTTGGTAGCCAAGGTACAGTTGGTGCTCAAGGCACACAGGGAACTCAGGGAACACAGGGAACACAGGGCACACAAGGTACTCAAGGAACACAGGGAACTCAGGGTGTACAAGGTCTTCTAGGTGTACAGGGTTCTGCGGGTAATTTCGGTGGCGCTTCATTTGATTACACCTTCAGCACAACAACAACAGCGGCTGATCCAGGTGCAGGAAACCTTCGTTTCAATGCCTCTCCTACAACAGCAACTGCTATGTACATCGATGCAAGTGATGATGCTGCAACAGATCTCTCAACATTCTTAAACACAATTGATGACTCAACATCAACTATCAGAGGTCACTTCCGTGTCTCTAAGAAGTTTGATGACAGCATATTTAAACTCTACACAATTGGTTCTCTTACAGATAACACTGGCTGGTTTACAGTTAACTGCTCTTACGTATCTGGTAACGGAACACTGTCTAACTCAGATGACATCGTAATCACCTTTGCTCGTACGGGTGATAAGGGTGATACTGGTATCCAAGGAACACAAGGTGTTCAAGGAACTACTGGCACACAAGGTACCCAGGGAACTCAAGGTGCTGCTGGTTTTGTTGGTTCTAATGGTGCACAGGGTACGCAAGGTACTCTTGGCGCACAGGGTACTGTCGGCTCACAAGGCACACAGGGTACTGTCGGCTCACAAGGCACTGTTGGGTCTCAAGGAACGCAGGGTACGCAAGGCATTCAAGGTACTCAGGGAATACAGGGAACTATTGGTATTCAAGGAACTCAAGGCTCACTTGGTACTCAAGGAACGCTGGGTGCTCAAGGAACTATTGGATCAGAGTCTGCAAACCCTACAGTCACCGTTCTTCTATACGGTGGAATGTAACTAAAGCAGTTCCGTACTACCCCTATGTATTTGACTGATTTGTGCTGCCTCTAATAAGAATTTAATGGGGCGGTATACGCCAGGCTTTACTGTAAAGGTATTAAACTTCATCTGATCTGCTTCTTGTTTCATGCGGAAATTAAAGATGTACCAGTCAACTGGGCAGTTGATACCTCGTGATTCCACATCCTCAACTGCACGTTGTGCACCTTTGCGACTGACTGCATAACCTGCACAGGACCACTGCTGGTATGAGCGGCAAGTAAATTCTTCACCAAGATCATGCACTGCCTCGTTGTAGGCAAACAGAGAATCATCTGGAACAAAGAAAGAGAAGAAGTCCCAGATGGGCATTAACTCCTGCATGTACATGGTGACAATCTTTTTAAAGTTCTTACTCACCAAGATGTCATCTTCAAAAATAATTAAGGTGTCGTAATCTGTCTCTAGGAACTTCTTATACGCCAGGTAGTTACTGGCCCACACACCAACAACACCAGCAGATGGTGGGAATGTCTCACCTGGCTGGCAGTAATCATGGACTGTGTTGACTTTAAAACCAGGTGTCTGATTAACGAAAGCCTCAGCCTTATCTGCTGTGTTTAGATACATCGTGGGCGATCCTAGACGAGGCAGAAAAGAGAGCGCCTCTACAATTCCTTCATAAGATTTATTACGTAAGTTATTTCCAGTATCCGTATGAAAGACCTCGTAGCAGGCGTTATCTAGCACTTCTCAATCCACAACTGATAGCCAGATTCAATGATGGTGTACTGACCCTCACATACGGCTAGGAAGGCGTCTACGCCTCTCTTAGGCTCTAGGAAGGGGTCTCCGTTGTAGTTCCATAGGTAGTCATCAAATGCCATGACGCCACCCTTCTCAAGGAGTTTAAAGGCGTTGAGTCCATCGAGGGCAGTCTGTAACGCAGTGTGATCGCCATCGATGTAGATGAAGTTATAGGTGCGATGTGGCAAGTTAAAGAACTCATCGCTAGTCATCTTGTTCTTGGTAATGCGTGGATCTTTGAATCGTGAGTCGTAGTAGTCTTCTACGGAAGTAAAGTCAATCTGATCATGTGCCTTCTCTTCACTTCCCTCCCAGGTATCGACATCATCGAGGTACTCGATCTCGCAGTTATCTAGTAGCCACTCTGTGGCATCGCCTGTATAGGTGCCGATCTGTAATGCACGAAGTGGCTCATTAGGCACATGACGGAAGTACTTCTCTACACTCTTAAACCAATTAGGAAACATATTAGAACAACTTTAAGTTATTGAGGCAGCCGCTTACATACTCTGGTGCCATCTGGTGATCATCAAGTAGATGCTGGAATAGAACTTGACTCTCTTCTTTGCGGCCTAACCACCAGCCTGCTACAGCCTTCTCAAACATCAAGCAGTAGGAGCCGTTGTATTCGACGTATCCTGGCAGTGGATTATTGAAGGTGGTTGTTGCATAGAGCAGACCCATCTCGGCATAGGTGTAGCACTGCTGGTACTCCTTATTGCGTTCGTGAATTCTAGAGAGAATAAAGTACGCCTCTGGACGACTAGGCAAGTACGCAACGGCCTGCATCAAGTTGTTGTACACGGTGCGGCCGCGATCGCCTTGGTAGGACCAGCACAACGACATCTTGATAAGTGATGTGTAGGTGATGAGTGGGTGCGTCTTGTACCCATGTTCAGCGGCTCTCAAGTAGAAGCCCGCAGCAGATGCATACTGCTTCTCTCTGTCGTAGGCTTCTGCAAGATCAAAATTGAGTTGTACATCCTCAGGCTTTTCAGCAAGAGCGATTGTTATCTCTTTAATTCCCATACGCCATCGCCTCCGTAACTAAGCCATTTACAACCTTCTTCGGTACCTCTAGTACGAAGGCTGCGTTATCTTGCACACCAAAACTTAGCAGTAGTTTGCCGTTACGAACAGCGGCTCCTACACAGAACTCAATCGGTGTATCTAAGAATGCAAATGATTTTGACAGACCAACGAAGTTAAACTCCTTGTCCCACACAATCATGCGGTGTCGATAGATAGAGTCTTTCTGATTCAAGTAGTTACGCCACAACTTTACTTCGTGAGTAAATGCGATGTAGTAATCGCCCCAAGAAACAATGTTAGTACCACCACGCTGATCAATAGGAACAGAGGGTGTACTTCTTGTCAGTACCTGCTCACACTCAGACTTATCAGGATTAGCCTTAACAATCTCAGTAGGCATAGCCCACTTCACAAAGTGATACGGCATATCAAGGATAGGCATCCAGTTCTTCTCACAGTACGAACTGACATCGATAGGAGGCGGTATACGAACTCGTTGTACCTCTTTGGCTGTCCAGTGATTCTTGTCTAACTTGATCTTGGAATACTCCATGCGACCCTGGCCGTTAGTCGTGGTATCACGACGAACACCAATCAGGTAGTAGTCACCATCCCACTGAGTAATGCGACAATCTTCTTCGCCAACAAACTCCCAGATAGGTGGAACATCAAGTGCCGAGTAATCAACCTTAGTGTAGTTGATGATATTGAGATCCTTATCAAGACGGCAGAGGTAGTTGGTCGTAACTAGCCGCTGATCTTTTTCAGGATGCAGGTATGAGAGTGGCCCCCATGGGCTAAAGAATCGTTGGTCATGCTCTGAGTGGTAGAGCGTGTAGTTGACGTGGCGGATGTTGACAAGTATGTCGCCATCGTCATCGATAAAGATCGAGGGATTCATTAAGCCCATACCAGAGGTGAGGCTATGAGGCAGGATAAGGGGCGCTAATTTTCCGCCCTGAGAAACCGATTTATGCACCAAATTCATACTGTTACTTTAGCCCACATAGAGTTTCTGTACCAGTTAACCTATGCATATCCCCTTCGAAGGAGTCGAACTTTGCCTACAGTTTACAAGACAATTGCTCAAGCAGCACCAGCGGCAACAACGCTGACTACGCTGTACACAGTCCCATCATCAACCTCAGCCGTGGTATCAACAGTCATCATCTGCAACCAGGCAGCCTCTTCTGCCACCTACCGCATTGCGGTTAGCCCAGCAGGTGCTGCAGTAGAAGCCAAGCACTACATCGTCT